AGACATCAGCAATGGATCGTATTAATGTAGCACGATTAACCTGCTACCTACGTACTGTTCTTGCTAAAGTTGCAGCACCGTTCATCTTTGAACCTAATGATACAATTACACGTAGCCAAGTACAAAAAGCATTTGAATCTGTACTTAATGATGTTGTTGCTAAACGTGGTATCTTTGACTACTTGGTAGTTTGTGATACATCAAACAACACACCGGATCGTATTGATCGTAATGAATTATATGTTGATATTGCTATTAAACCAGTTAAAGCGATTGAGTTTATTTATATTCCGGTGCGCTTACGTAACACCGGAGCTAGCTTAACAACAATATAATCAATTATATACGCATATTATGGGAGAGGTAACTCTCCCAGTAGCGTAGTGAAGAATAGGTAAATATATAAAAGGAATAACAAAATGGCAACATCGTCATTAAGCAAATTTACAGTACCGTTAGCCACAGACCAGAGCGCATCCGCTCAGGGTCTGTTAATGCCAAAATTAAAGTATCGCTTCCGCGTATCTTTTCTAAACTTTGGTGTTAGTCAACCAACTACTGAACTAACAAAACAAGTGGTGGAATTTAAACGCCCAAACGTAAGTTTTGAAGAAATTACTATCCCAGTGTACAATAGTAAAGTGTACCTAGCGGGCAAACATACTTGGGAACCAGTTACGTGTACTCTACGCGATGATGCCAGTGGCGAAGTTGCAAGATTAGTCGGTGAGCAAATGCAAAAACAATTCGACTTTATGGAACAAGCAAGTGCAGCCAGTGGTATTGACTACAAGTTTACCACAATCTTCGAAACACTTGATGGTGGTAACGGTGCAAGTACTCCTAATGTATTGGAAACGTGGGAAATTGTAGGTTGTTACCTATCATCAGCTGATTATGGTGATGCTAACTATGCTACTAATGATCCTATGACAATTGGATTAACTATACGTTACGACAATGCTACACAAAGTCCAATCGGAACTGGTATTGGTAGTATAGTAGCACGTACTATAGGTGCTACAATTACTGGATAATCCAGAGGAAAATTACTAACAAGCCCGGATTTAATTCGGGCTTTTTTATTGGCTAAATATATAAAACGGAATAAAATATAAATATGTCTAGTTTTGGCAATCAATTTTTACAACAACTTGCTACAGGAGATACAGTTCGAGACTATCGACACGGCTCACGCACGTTTGTTGATGGAAATTACAGACTAAGTCCTAAACTTCAAAATCTATTTCACGTATATATAGATTTAAATGCCACAGCAACCGCCGACAATCAAAATCCCAATAGCAAATATGAAATTGGATTGTTAGCTAAATCTGCAACATTGCCTAAATTTACTATACAAAATAAAGTTTTAAACAGTTACAACAGAAAAAATATAGTTCAAGAAAGAGTAAACTACGATCCTATTACTATAGTGTTTCATGACGACAGCAGCGATGTAGTACGTAATTTTTGGACTAACTATTTTAAATTTTATTATAGAGATGTAGATCATGAAGAAGCAATGTTTAATCAACCCTATAAGTATGATGCCAGAACGGATCAGGCCTGGGGTTATAGTCCTGTAAGATCTACCACAGAACCATATATAAACAGTATTACAATTTATAGTATGCATCAAAAAAGTTTTTCGAGCTATAAGATTATTAGACCTACAATTACTAGTTTTCAACACGGGCAACATGTACAAGGCGAGTATGTCCCCCTAGAACATACTATGACTTTAGCCTATGAAACTGTGATATATGATGGCGGTCGAGTTTCCGGTGAAACTATTTTAGGATTTGGTGACCTGCACTATGACAAAACTGCTAGTCCACTGACCAGCTTAGGCGGAGGAACTCGCAGTTTCTTGGGCCCGGGCGGGTTAGTTGAAAGTGGCGGGGATGTACTGACTAATCTACAATCGGGCAACTTTGGTGCAGCGGCATTGGGTGCATTGAGAACAGGAAGAAATCTTAAGAATGCAGACTTAAGAGCAATGGCCAGCGGCGAACTAAGAACATTGGGAACAAATATTCTGCAAGGACAAAATACTCAAAATACTGTTTTTATACCTACAATAAATGCCGCCAAAGACGGATTAGCAAAAGCAGTGGGCAGTGTACCTGGACTTTTTGGATCTAGTGCTAGAACTGGAGGAGTACCTAATATGAATTCTCAAAATAATCAGACACCAAGCAGCAATCAAGGCATAGCTACTGGAGTCTAAGGCGGATTGTTTTAACAAAGGAACTATATGATCTACGGTAATTTACCTCCACGTACTACAGATGATACTACTACAAACTTTTTTGAAAATTTCTTTAAAGACAAAAATAACGGGACTTCATCCAATGTTAACGAAGCTATTATAGGATATTTTCAATCGATTACAGGCAATGCAGAATCGGGAGCAACGTTGGCGGGCAGTGTACTATATGTTGCACTTGACCAAGGGCTAGATCCGATGACGCTGATCAATGATTTTCGTAAAATGAATCCACAAGAGCTTAATGCCTATCTAACTATGGTTCTTAATTTGAATCGAGTAGGGTCGAGTTTATTGGGATTAAGTAATAGTCCACAACCTAACTTGTACATTCAACGAGCAGTGTTGCCATAATGGCCAAATATGCTAATGGCAAATATAGAATTAAAAACCTAGAAAAATATATAGGCAAACGTGCGCCTACATATAGATCAAGTTGGGAATTTACATTTTGCTCATTTTGCGACAACAATCCGGCAGTGGTTAATTGGGCCAGTGAAGCTATAAATATTCCTTATTTTAATCCTGTAAGCGGAAAGAATACTATATATGTGCCAGACTTTATTATAGTTTATCTAGATGCTAGACAACGACAGCATACTGAAATAATTGAAATCAAACCTTCGACTCAGGCCACTATGGAATCGGCTAAAAGTTATAGAGATAAATTAAGTGTGGCAATTAATATGGCCAAATGGGCCGCCGCCGATGCTTGGGCACGTGCTAACGGTATGAAATTTCGCGTTATAACAGAATTTGATATCTTCAAAAATGTAAAACGTTAAAGTTTAATCAATAAGTAATTTATATTGAATAAACATTATTTACCCTATCTTGATATAATGATCCAATATGCTTGTAATTTAAGCTGTATTGGTTGTATAACTATGACTGACTATAAAAGAAAAGGATCTGTAGATATATCTAAAGGAACGAAATGGCTAACGGATTGGAGCGAAAAGTTAGAAGTGGGCACAATTTGTTTATTTGGCGGCGAGCCTTTGCTTAATAAAGATTTGAGTCTTTGGATTGGAGCAGTTAGAAAATTTTTTCCTACTACAACAATTAAAATCATTTCAAACGGCAGTTATTTAACACATGTAGATATTTTACCAAAGCTATTTAATGCAGGTAATGCAGTATATCAAATAAGTTTGCATTGGCGAGAAGGACAGCACTACAACAACATTAAAACTAATCTACTCGATCAACTCTCAAGTTACTCGGGATGGAAACCAGTAACAACAAATAGGAAAGAAGTTATACTTGCATTTAAGAATCAATCCGTAACAGTTCAATTAGCTGTATTTGGAGACTTCATAAAACCCTATAATGGCTACGGCAAAACAATGAAGCCATGGTTGAGTGATGACATTTCTCTTAGCTATAGCAATTGTGGTAGTCCTCAAAATCCAATACTTTATAAAAATAAAATATATAAGTGTGGCCCAATAGCCAATCTAAGAGATACCCTTGGCTTACATAATCTATTAGACGATGATGATTGGCAAGAATATCTAAAGTATACAGGATATTCGATTGATGATAACTTAGCAGAGTTAGTTGACAATTTTGATAAACCAAACGCTATATGCTCTATGTGTAGCAAAAACAAAGATACTGCTAAAATAGATCATTATGCCACTAATGCGGTATTAGAAAAGCGTGAGATAAAATGGGTAAATTAGTTACAGCAGGTTGCGGGATTAGTCAAATGGGGTTTGATAAATGGCCTACCTGGCCCAAGTATGCTGTTTTAACGCATCAGTGCAACCATCTCAATGTTGGGGGCCCAGCAAGCGGAAATGAACATATAGCAAGAAGTGTAATGCGTACTATATACGAAAATGATGTTGATTGTTTAATTATAATATGGACATCTTATAACAAGTTAGATGTATATATAGAAGATAGCGACAAAGAACAACAGATTAAGAGTTTCCCTACCAGAAATTTTTTAATTAATTATCAAGGAAAAATAGTGTCTGCACCCGGCTGGTGGCCTAGTAGCGTCAGCGACGATAATTTATTTAAAAAGTTATATAAAGAAACAATAGAATCTAAAACTTATTACTATATTAAGACATTAGAAAGCATATTAAACGTTCAACACTTAACCAAACTTCGTAATATTCCGTGCTATATGTTTTTAGGATACGACTTTGACTTTAATTATATAAAAGAATCTAACGAATTACAATATCTTTATTCAGCAATAGAATGGGACATGTTTGTTACTATAGAATCAATGGAAACTAATTATGTTAAGTCAAAATGGTTTGAATACAATACTACTAAAGCCAATGGATTAATACCCGTTGCAGGGTGGCACTATGATTTTTATATTAGAGAAATTATGCCATTGCTTGATAAACATTATAATGTAAAAGATCTAACTAAATTTAACAATCTTAGAGATGAAATATTAAAAATTACCCAAAGCAGATGCGCTGAAGGAATATCATGAATTATAAAATAACATTAAGCAAAAATACAGATGAGGAAGTTGAAATTCAAATTAATTTAACTTCACATATATTAACAGCTCAACAAACAGTTATAGATATTGACACAGATTCAACAGTTATTAATATATCTAGGCACGATAATAGTTTATATCAAACTTTTAATCTTGTGCATACTACTTATGTTATTGTTGAACAAATACTAATAGATAATTTTTGGATCATTGGAGATAATAATCACTGGTCTAAAACAATTTACGAACAGACATACAGGGATCATTTAGCAGACAAGCCTGTCACGTGGGAACTTAGTAAAGATTTATATAATAATGTGTTGTTTTTTAACGGTAGTATAGTATATCATATAACTAAACCTATTAGGGGGATGTTTTTTAAATGATAGCCTATTTAGGAATGCCACGGTGTGCTAGTAGCTGGTTATATAATAATCTTAAACACATTGAAACAGGAGAGTTGGTCAAAGAACCGCATACCTTATATACTAATCCTGTTAATTTAGATAACTACTGTAATAATAGAGTATTAGATTTTTCTACTAATAATTGGAGCATGGATAGTAATGTAGCTAAAGCCGTAGATGCGTATGTAACAGACTATATATTAATTGTTAGAGATCCAATTGATTTAGCAGTTTCTTATAAGAGTTTGTTTAATAGTGAACAATCATTGGATGATTTTATATCCACGATGATTATAAACAAACTGGTATGCTACGGAGACATAATCGAACGTTGGTATACTTTGGTTGACCCTAATAAAATTCATATCTATGATTATAATGACCTACAGGCAGATAATACAAAATTCATTACTAATATAACCTCGGTATTGGGGATTAATTCGCCATTAGTAGTTAATAATACTAAAATTAATATTTCTAAAAACAAAGAATATACAATTATATCAGATAAAAACTTATTAGTATTGCAACAACAAGTAGATAAATTTAATAAAATTACAAATCAGTTATTTAATATTACAATAAATAATAAACTATGACAGAAAAACTAAGCCAACTATTTAACTTACCACCTACAGAAGATGCCTCAGTCGAGGATGCAGTAACGACTATTGAAGAAAATCGTATGTTGATAGAAGAAACTGATCTTGCTATCGATAAGATTGATGCGGCCTTACCTTACGTTAACGATTTAGATACCAGTGACAATGAGCTAGATGAATTAAGTGATTTGGCCAAAGAAAAATTTCAAGATTTAATTGATTTGGGAATGAATGTAGAAGCACGTTTTAGTGGACACATCTTAGCTACGGCAGGCACGTTACTAGGACACGCCATTACAGCCAAACAGGCTAAACTAGACAAGAAACTACGTATGGTCGACTTACAGCTTAAAAAAGCAAGATTAGATCTACAGATTGATCAGGCTAATAAAAAATCAGATGGCGATAAACTTGTTGATGCAGAAGATGGGCAAGGTGTAGTCATTGACCGCAACGAACTGTTGAAGCAGATTTTAAGCAAAAACATCAACAAGTAAAAGTTACAAATTAGCATAAATAACACTATATCCGGGATTTATAGGCATGAAGAATTTTTTAGAGTATTTAACAGAAGTAGACAAAACATACGAATTTCGTATTAAACTTGCAAACGTTGATATCAGCGAATGTTTAGAAAAATTACGTAATGCGCTTGATTCTTATGGTTTAACCAAGTTAGGAGAATCAAGACGTTTACCAATTAAAAGTGCTGACATTGACTTTCCTAATATGCCAAATGTCGAAATACATTTGATGGATGCTGTACTTAAATATCCGTGCAACGAAGCACAATTATGTGCTATTATCAGTGAACGTGTAGGCATTCCTCAATGTTGTATTGTTGTAGTTTCACCAAATCATCCAGAAGAACAACGTCGATGGAATCTAGAAGGCAACGATGTGCGTGAATATGTGCAGGGCGAAGCTGTATTGGACAAGCCGTTAGAAGAAATCAAAAATGAAGAAGCCAGTAAACACTATGTAGAAGCTGGTACCTTATTAAAAGAATTAAGTAAAATTAAGTTTGAAATAGCTGGAACGGAAAAAGCAGACAGCAAAACATCCAATGACCTACCTGTAGGTACAACAAGCCCAATTAAAGGAAAGTAACATGAGCAACAATAACATTTATAACATTTTAAGCAAGCTAAATTCATTAACTGAATCAGCTAAACCTACAGCGGCACCTGAAGCTACAGTCTACGAAAGCGTAGATGCACGTGGTAGTATCACCGAAGCAGTTAAAAGTTTAGAAGCAAAATATCAAACTTTTAAAGAAGCTGCCGCTAAACCAGACTTCTTAGACTTAGATAAAGATGGCGACAAGAAAGAGCCAATGAAGCAAGCTGTTAAGGAAAAAAAAGCTGAACCTTTT